CCGTTATTCCAGACCCACTCGACACCTTCCATAATTCCATTAACGAAAGCTCCAGGTGCGGATGGATCTTGCACGATGTCAATCGCGTTAAGAAGAAAATCGTCTTTGACGACATTCACGTTACCTTGACGCATTAGACTTCCCATACCACGAGTTGAAACCCCTAGTTGTACACCGCCTTCGAGCAGACCTTGAACGATCTGACCCATTGGAGTATCCAAAATAGTGGCCTTTCCGACAACATCATTTCCTTGAAATTGCAAGGACTCGATCTTGTGCGAAACTTTATCAAGGTTAACTGTTGGGCCTTCCGGATGGTTCAGCTCTCCAACAGCTCTACCTTTTGCAACCTGCTCTGTGACATACTTGTTCACAGCAGATTCCATGATTCCACGAGGATAAACACGACCATTGCGGTTCTGCGCTTCAGATTGGGCAAATATTCCTTCAATAGAATATTTCTTACCTCCACCTTCTTTGGCTTCGGTAAGAACCTCAAGGTTCTGATCGTTAAACTCCGCAATAAGCTTCATGTTAATCCCTGTACTGTTTAATAAATTCTGTTGCAGCTTTCACTGCATCATTCTGTGATTTGAAGTCATCGAGCATGTCACCATCGACATACGCTTCAAATCTGCCAGAATTCTTACGAACTTCAACCTGAAAACCATTTACTTTTTTAGAATAAACTGGTTTTTCTTTTTTATTACGAATATCTTTAAATTCTTTCATATGTTGGCATTCAGTTTAATTATTTATAAAAAGTAATTTTTCAACTACTCTTCTTCATCCTCTTCATCTTCAGAAGCCACTTCCTCTTCCGTATCTTCAGCATGCTCATCTTCATCTCCTTCAAGCGTAGCATCTACCATGCCGTCAATTTCTTCGTCGCTTAGATCGATATCGACGCCATCAACATCTACTGGATCGATGCCGGTGTATTCTTCTCCACCTCCATAAATTTCACTCGCGAGTTTAATTCTCGCTTGATCGAGGACCTCTTGTGTCTTAATGGACATAGCCTGGCCAAAGACTTCACTTGCCTTATTATAATCTTGATCCAAAGCATGTTGGATCAGGTCTTTGATATCACTCATTATTTACTCCTTAGTTTGAGCGTGTTCAATATTTGTTTAATCACTGCGGAACGAAGCGGTTGGAGCAGTGAAGTTTGATGTGTATCTTGCAGTACCCTTTGTAATTCTTAGATTATCCATGTAGCCATTAGAGTAGCTCGAGCTTCCACCGCTGTCTTTACCTAAATACAGAATGTCACCATTAAAATCCTTAGTATCTGCATATGAAGAACCAACTTGAGTTCCGTCAACAAACATCTTTGTTGTACCACTCGAACGGGAAACAGCAATGTGATACCAAGTATCTGTGCTGAACGATACAGTAGCAGAAATAGCATCTGTCGCTGGATAGTAAGTCAACTTACCAGCGTTGAGGTTCCAAAGAATACCAAGTCGGGTACTTGTAGAACCAATCCACAACAAATCCTGTCTACCAGACGTAGAAGCAAAGTTCCACCAAAACTCAATTGTATAGTCTCCAGTACCTATTTTAAGCTGTTCTCCATAAACCTTTGTTGTGCCATGCCGTTCTGTAGTGTCTACATAATCATTTATACCAGAAAATTTTAAAGATTGATTATTAAACTTACCTATATCGGTGGCAAGATATAATGCATTTACGTCAAACATTGAATTGCTTTTTGCATCATAGATTGCTGCATCACTGAACGGCACTTGCAGTTTAGTTTGATCGCCATATTCAATCTGTTTAGGAGGTACAAAGTTTCCTTTGTATACAGCTTTAGATTGGATACGAACATCAGATATCCATCCTGTAAATGTGTATCCTGTATTGTCAGCATATTGACCACCAATCCTGATAATCGGCGAAGCATCATTACTTGGTGTTGTGGTATTGGTGGCCTGGGCAACACCGTTAATGTATAGAGTATTGGTTGAACCCGATCTTTCTAAACATACATGATACCAATTGAACGGATATACAGTATTGTTAGGTGTAGATGTTGGACCACCATTACCAGCAACCCAGAATGTCATTCTATTGGACGAATCAAAGCGAATCGAAATCTTGTTGCCACCAACAGCAATCTGCCCTTTGTTAGCATCTACCTCTTTAGAATATGTCCAGAACTGAATACAGAAGTCTCCTGATCCAACTGAGTTCCAAGAATTAGCAGGGACATCAACATAATCCGTTGCACCATCCCCATACATCGAGCCACCATGAGTAATAGGACTATATGCTACTTTACTTGTCGTGGTGTAACCAAATGGATTATATTCAGATGGTACAACATCCCCGGTAGGTGTTATATCATAACCATTAGATGAATTATCGATAAACTTATTATCCTGACAAGTCAATAGCAATACTTCAGAGGCTGTAGCACTTTGACTAGTTGTAGTCAAAGGAGATGTTGAAGGTGTAAAATTACCTGTATAAAGAGCGGTGCCATCAACAATTCTTACATTACTAATATAACCATCCCATAGATAGGAACTATTATCATTGTAATATCTACCTATACCAATAAGCGGTGTTGAAGGAAAGTTTGGAGTAGTATTCGAAGTTGATTCAGATGTTCCGTCTATATACAAGGTATTTGTTGAACCATTTCTCACAAGTGCAACATGATGCCATTCATTAGTCGTAATTGTAGTAGATCCTTGTACATTGCTACCATTGCCGGCAACCCAAAAGTCTATATTACTACCACCTAAGTACAAAGCTAATCCATTACTACCTGATGACGATGACCAAGTCATGCTTATAATTCCATGATCTCCGGTTGTGGTAGTAGTCCATACCCAAGCTTCTATGGTAAAATCACCGCTCAATACAAAATCCGAATTTGCAGCAAGCATTAAATAATCACCTGTGCCATCAAAATAATTGCTATGTGTATCTGGTGTTATAGTATGACCTGCAAACGGAGAAAATGCAGTTGATCTTACATCACCATATCTACTAAGTGTATGTTTATGGGGACTATTATCAATAAATGAAGGCGATTGACAAGCTAAGAGAGAAGTTTTTTCTGTAGGTGTCAGCGGCGCAGTCGAAGGAGTAAATGCTGAAGTATAGATTGCAGTACCTTTAACAATGCGGAGATTGGAAATATACCCATTAAAAACATTACCCGAATCGCCTGATGTGCCAATCTTTAAATCTTTTGCTGCGCCATTTAAATAGGCAATAGTACCGGTTTCACTTTGAGCACCACCAGAATCTGCAACACCGTTAATATAAAAATAAATGTTGTCACTATATCTAACTACTGCAACGTGAGTCCATTCATTTTTTGACACAGTATCTGTACTTGTCTTTTGTATGGTTGAGCCAGTATAATATAAGATATTAAGTTTATTTGCAGATGTTAATCTAAAAATAAATGCGCCACCACCTTGCCAGTTATTAACAATTCCTTCTTCAGCACCACTAGTAGTTGGATGTATCCAAGCTTCAATAGTAAAGTCCTCAGAACCAAAAACAAATTCATTAGAGGCTGATGCCAATAGATAGTCACCTGTACCATCGTGATACGTACTATATCCATATGGTGAATATGGGCTAAAAGATGCTGTATTAATATCACCATAGACTGTAAGTGGCATCTCGCTTCCACTCTTATCAACTACAGCATAATTATCGATAGGGTAATTGTATTGCAAAGAAAGTAGTGTTGTTCCAGAAACAGCTGATAATGGTTCAGTGGGTGGAGTAAAAGCAGCAGTGTATACAGCAGATTCTGTAAATCTAACATCTGCAATATATCCACCGGCCCATATATAGTTACCACTTGGGTTACCACCAATACCTACGCCGGTGACTGTCCAATCTGTTGTCCAAGAAGCAGAGTATTCTTCTACACCATTTAGATAGTTTTTCAAAGTACCCGATGATCTAACCCACGCAACGTGGTACCATTGACCGGTTTTTATGGCTGTACCACCAGTTTGTGCTCCTGCGCTTGTACGCGTCACGTATAAGTTTGTGCCTCCTGTACCAAACGCTAAGCTGTTATTACTGTTACTGTTTCCAAAGTGCGCTTGAAACCCACCCATAGCACCTGTCTGATAAAACCAATACTCAGCAGTAAAGTCACCAGTACCTACAGTCATTGCAGTGGATGATGTATTAGTTAGATAATCACCACTACCATCAAAATAAGCGCTACCATATGTAGCATAGGTTGTATCAGCTGCAAATGGTACATGACCTGATACAGCTGGTGCACCAGCTATAGTAAGAGTAAAGTCATTAGAAGAATTATCAATGAATCGATTTGATTGACAAGTAAGTAGCTCGACCTCGGAAGCGGTAGCACCTTGACTGGTTGTTGTCAAGGGAGATGTTGGAGGTGTAAATGCAGCGGTATAAAGAGCTGATCCTTTTACAATTCTGACATTACTTAAATAGTATGGCGCCGAACCTCCTCCATTTGGACCAACAGAACGAGTAGAGGGTGCACCACTATAATCATAACTATTTGTTGCAGAGTAAACTTGTTCTCCATTAATAAACATTTTAAGTGTAGTACCGGATCTGGACACAACTAAATGGTTCCATGCACTTTTTACTACAGTGCCGTATCCCGTACCCCCTAAGTTGCTTCCATTTTCTTTCCAATACAATTGATTATTGTACGTCAATAGACTCCATGTATTGGCAGTAGCACTTGGCATCAATATATCACTAGCTGTCACCTCGTTTGGATAATACCAACATTCTACTGTAAAGTCACCAGTACCAAATGAATCAGATCCTGCAGGAGAATAAGTCAAATATGCAGAAGTAGCTGAATAATAATTACTATAATAACTTCCTCTATATGGACTAAACGAAGCAGGTTTTGTATCACCTTGCTCTGTAAAAGGCCAAGGATCACTACCTAGATCTGTGATATAAGAAGTTTTATCAGTCTGCATTAATACAAGAACATCATTAATATTTGCATCACCACCAAGTTCAATTGTCCAAGTAATTGTTCTAGTTGCAGTTCTACTTGTTGTTGCTGATGTAGCAGTCAACGTTGTGTATTGACTTCCAGTTACGGTTGGTGTTCCACTGATACTATCATTAGATAGTGAAAGTCCTGTAGGTAATGAATCTGCAGAATATGAAACACTGTAACCAACAGCGCTTGAGGCACTTAATGTTATTGGTGATATAGCAGCATCGACCTGTACAGTTTGAGTTGTATCTGGAGTTGACCATGTCACAACATCTGCATTAACCGTAAGAGTAAATGATCTTAACGTATCTTGCTTGTCACTATCCGTTGCTTTAATAGTGAATGAATATGTAGTACTGCCGGCATCTACCGGAGCAGTACCCGATAAAGTTCCAGCGTTACTATCTAGTACCGCACCTGACGGAAAAGCTCCATCATATAAACTATAAACAATTGCAGAATTACTATCTTGTGGGTTTGTTGCGACAAATGAATCTAGATAGCTTGATGTTTCATAGTATGGTCCTAGTTCAGCACCCGCTGCAGGGCTAACCCATGTTGGATCGCCAGAATATAATACACCAGGTGCAAGAACAGCAGTACCACCACCGGGGTTTGTGACATAAACATTATACGTACCTGCTGTTTTTGCAGGAGCTGTAAAAGAAATAGTAGTAGACGTTACCGACACCGAACCAATACTAGCACCGCCTAGTGTTACTGTAGCACCAGATTTAAAACCACTTCCGTTTAATGTAATTGTCTGACCGCCGGCAGTATCTAAAGCTGTATCATCTGCTTCGTAATCAGAATCACCTGTAACGCTATAACCAGTAATAGTTGGAATTGGAAATTCCTGTTGGTTAAAGTGTTGACCAACTGATAAGATACCAGAGCCGTCTCCGGCTCGCTTACCTCTACGACCAGAGTTAAACATTAACTAATCTCCTCATAAGAACATACTGCTTGTAAATCGCCTCCGGCGCTAGCAGTCAGTCTTAGAGCATCTCCTTCTTCAAGATATAATGATAGAGTTTTATCGATGGCCGTAAACGCTGTATCAGCAGCAACTGAAACTGTTTTAACAACGTGATAGGCAGTACTACTACGATATAAGTCAACTGTGATGTCAGCAGCGCTTGTACCATCAATATTTGAAATGATTAAACAATTAATTTTAAATATTTTACCACTTGCCAAAGCATTCTCTACAATTGCAGTTGCTGATGTTGTTACAGATTGTACTGCGGTCTTACCATTAATTGTTGATACCGTAACGATATTCGGGTTTGCCATCTTATCCTCCAAAAACTATAGACATCGCTATAGATTTTCCTGTAACTTGTGCTGATGTTTGAGCCGTGGTACTAATTGTAATTGTGCCAGTCACTGGACTTTTAGAAACAGTAATAGGACCAGATCCAGCAGCAATGTTTTGAATTGTACCATCGGAATCAATGAATGACGCCGCGTTTGCCAAATTAACACTTTTAGTCGATGCCATTTATTTTCCTCAGATGACGGTACTTATACGATTCAGCAGCTACTGTCGGAAATGCATTAGGATCTTGCTGTGGTTGTTCAGGAGCAGCTTGATCTTGTCCTTGCGGTTGCCCTTCTCCATCAGTAGGCTCTTCTTGAGCAATTTCTCCAGAAGCTTTTTCTTCTTCGATCTGCTTCTTAATTTCTTCGATCTGTTCTTCATCCATCATCAAAACTTTCTTGAAGATAAATTCTTTCGAGAAGAACTCACCAACATAGTTTTGCATCTGATCGATCATCTGTACTCGTTCACGTAATAGTTCTGCATCACGCAATTCAGTAAAGTGATTGTCACGAACAAAATCAACTGTAATGTCATTTTTAAATTCATTCCAATCTTCTTCAGTAATAACACCTTTGAGAATCAACTGTTTCTTTAAGATACCTAAGAAGAGATGAGAAAACCTGCGACGAATCTTATCAATAAACTTCTGAAACTTTAACTCGTCTCGACTGACTTCAGTCGAACGACCAAGAGAGAATTGTGCCTCTTGTTCAAGACGATTGATAGGTACGTTCAGTGATCGGTAGAGTTTCTTTTGAAAATAGATGATGTCGTCGATCTGACCTAGGTTTTCACCACCAGGTAGTGTGGTAATCTCTGTGCCACGACCACCTTCTCTACGTGGTAGCCAAAAGTCTTCAAGCATAGACATATGCTTACGATCATCTCTGATTTCGCCGGTCTTAGCATCATAGACAAGTTTATTACGATACCTTGTCATGATATCTTTCATATATTGCTCTGACTTACCACGTGGCAAGTTTCCTACATCAATATAAAAGATACGACGCTCAGGCGCCCGT